TGGCACCCTTACTGGGAAGATGAATTAGTAAATGGAGTTTGCCCTGGATGCCAGGAGTTTGCAGAAGAAGAATAACTTATTATACTTATTGTATAATCATATCGATTTCCTTTCGTTTGATGAGATTTGGTGGAGGTTCTTCACTCGCCTCCACTAAGTCAAAAAAAAAATTTTTTTACGCCACCTAAAATCTAATTAATAATAATATATATATACCTGGAAAAGTTCCAGGGAGTTGCGTAGAGGTACGCAATTAGAAAAAGAAAGAGCTGAAAATCATAAGACAATTTGTGTGTTGGTTGGTTTAAGTTAATTCATTTTCTTTCATAAAGTTAGGATTAGGTGCGAGGACCTACAAAGGCTAAGGAAAAGGGTTGCAAGACCTACCCATAAGTGATGGTAAAACAACTGCCTAAACTAACTCACGAACAGTATTGGACACACTGTACGACAGAACTCCACTTCGGTGGAGTTTTGTGTTATTATTATGACATGCCTTTAGCAAGTGGTAAATCAGATGACATAGTTGCAGCTAACATTAGAAAGTTGCGGTCAGAAGGTTATCCATATAAACAAGCAGTTGCAATAGCAATGCGTAAGGCAGGAAGGAAAAAATTATAATGCCAAAAGGAATTGGATATCCAACTGGGATGAAAAAAGCTACTAAGAAAAAATCAGCTAAGAAAAAGAAAAAATAATGGCCGAGTACCAGGGTAAAAAAGTAACTTTAGATAAACCTTCACGAATACAAAAAGGTGAACCTGGTCATGGTCGTAAAAAGTTTAAGGTCTATGTTAAGGATGGCGACAAAGTTAAGAAGGTAATGTTTGGCGACCCTAACATGGAAATTAGAAAAGATAATCCCGAAGCAAGAAAATCATTTAGGGCTAGACACAAATGCGATACAGCTAGTGATAAAACTACTCCTAGATATTGGTCTTGCAAAATGTGGTAAGGAGATACAATGGGTGGCAGAAATGCAAAACCTCCTTGGGACAAAAAAAATCCTAAGAAAAATTCTACAAAGCTAACACCTCAACAAAAAGCAAAAGCTAAAAGAAGAGCAAGTGCAGCAGGTAGACCATATCCTAATTGGGTAGATAACTCCTGGGCCACAAAACAATAAAGATATTTTGATAAAAATAAAATGCCCTAAATGTGGTATTCCCTTAATATACGATATTGAAAGGGATAAAACGACTTGTTTAAACAAGCAGTGTGGAGGATATAAAAAATGAGCCAATTAAGTGAAGGATTAGACAACTACTGGGATAAACAAATTACTAAAGGTAAAATTTAATATGTTTATTTATAAAAATAATAGTGCTTTAGCTAAAAGATTATTACAGCATTTATTTAAAAATCCTTTAAATGTATTGTTTTATGTAAAAAATCTTATATTTAATAATTACAACACACCTAAACAAATTAGAGTGTTTCAATGTTTTATGTGTAAGGAGAATTTTGTTTTTCCTTTAACAAGTAAAGATTATACAGCTTGTAATGATTGTTGGAAAAATCTATAATGACTAAAGTTAAACTTTGTTACGCACAATCTTGTCATAATGTTTTAAAACCTCCTGCTCGTAAATTCTGTTCACCAAAATGTTCTAAATCCTATCACAATAAAAAATATGCAGCACAACAAAAAGGTGCAGTGTACGAACCTGAACATGATGGTAAACCTGTTGCCGAACCTAATGTACAAAAGCGTAGAGGTGAAGTGTATGAAAAACTTGTTGCTAAAGATTTAGGACCATTAATTTTAAAAGGTGATTTGAAAAAACAAGATGCAGCAGATTTATTAGGATGTTCAAAAGCTGCTTTGTCTTATGCCTATGCCGCTTGGATAGAAGATATGGAGACAAAAGAGAGAGCAGAGAATTGGACACTTCCTGCTAAAGCAGAGAAGTCATTAGCTGACTTTAAGATTTTTAGAGATAGATATTTTGAGACAGAACAAGGTAAACCTTACGAGACACCTGAATTTCATATTCGTTGGATTAAATCTATCTTAGAAGCTATTGAACATGGAAATCAACAGATGATACTATCTCCACCTCGACATGGCAAGACAGACCTACTAATTCATTTTGCTGTATGGCTCATAATTAAGAACCCTAATGTTAGAATATTGTGGGTAGGTGGTAATGAAGAGATTTCAAAGAATGCAGTTTCTTCAGTAATAGACCAGTTAGAGAACAATGAAAAACTCATCGAAGAATTATGCCCACCTGGAAAAAGTTTTAAACCAACTAGCAGAGCAGGAAAAGCGTGGTCGCAGAATGGCTTTACTGTTGGTACCAGGACTGTTACTGGTATTAAGTCTCCTACCATGGTTGGTATTGGTAGGGGTGGAAAAATTCTTTCCCGAGATTGCGATATTATTATTGCAGATGACTTAGAGGACCACTCCTCTACTATGCAACCTTCATCAAGAGAAAACACTAGAAGTTGGTGGACAACAACATTGTCTAGTCGTAAAGAGGAACATACAGCTATGGTTGTTATTGGTTCCAGGCAACATTACGATGATTTATATTCACACCTACTAGACAACGAAAGTTGGCACACCATAGTGGAAGAAGCACATGATACTGGATGTACTTTACCTGATTGGGATGATGAAAAGCATATTGAATGTATGTTATGGCCAGGAAAGAGAACTTACAAATGGTTAATGGATAGAAAATCAGGTGCTGAAACTACTGGTGGTAGAGCAATCTATGAAATGGTTTACCTTAATGTAGCAATGCCTGATGGTATGGCTTTATTTGATAGCGTAGAGATAGAAGCATGTAGAGACCAAAGCAGAGATATCGGACATATTCCTGCAGGAGTTAGACTAATTGCAGGACTAGACCCCGCATCAACTGGCTACCAAGCAGCATTCTTATGGGGTTATGACCAATCATCTAACAAGATGTACATGATTGATATGGAAAACTCTTTAGGTGGTGGTATTCCACAAGCATTATCAATTATGAAAACTTGGTTTACTAAATACAATTTGGCCCATTGGGTTATTGAAGAGAATGGTTTTCAAAGAGCAATTAGACAAGACCAATCAATACGAGATTTTGCAGGAAAGCATGGTATATTTTTAGAAGGAACTCAAACATATAGTAACAAGCATGACCCAATTTATGGAGTTACTGCGATGAGACCATTGTTTGCTGACCAATTAATTTCTTTACCATATCTTGGATTTGAAGCCCAAGAGAAGGTAAACTTATATAAAAGTCAGTTGGTTTATTTTAGTTCTGCACAGAACAAAAGTAGAAGTGTAGGACAAAAATCCGACTTAGTTATGGCAAGTTGGTTTCCTATGAAAACTATTCGTAGGCTACAGAAGGAAAGACTTGCTACAATGGGACTTGAATATGAACCAAGTTTTGGTGGGTATGAAGGTAGTAGTATCGATATTGACAGTTGGAGATAATGAAAACAGCAGAAGAAGTTTACAGTAGGGTTTACGAACTAAGACAACAGCATTCAGATGTCGTAGCCGAAAAAGATAAAATCAGAGCCATTATGAATGGTGGTGCCGATGGTATAAAAGCATTGTTAGGTAAATCAATGCGTGATATGGATTATCAACAAATACCTGCACCTAACTTATTGCATTCAGCAATGGAGAGATTTGCACAAAAATTAGGTAGAGCTCCTGACTTAAAAGTAGATATCTTCAACGATAAAGATAGCGAGAGAGCTACAAAGCGTGCAGAAAAATTAGAAAGAATAATACACGCTTATGATGAATTACAAAAAGTAGATTTACAATTACCACAAGTTGGTAGATGGTTGCCTGGATATGGTTTTGTTGTATGGGTACTAAAAGAAAAAAAGGATGCCAATGGTATTCCTTATCCTTATGCAGAAGTCAAAGACCCTTATCTTTGTTATCCAGGATATTTTGGTGAAGGACAACAACCTAAAGAACTAGCTGTCGTACAAAGAGTTCCACATACAACATTAGCTAAAACATATCCAAAATATAAAAATGTGATTATGGATGAAGTCGATAGTGAATATAACACTATGGCTTATATGTCTAGTTATGACAAGACTTGGGCTAACCAAAGTGGTACAGGTAAAGTTGTAGCAGAATACTACGATGAAGAAGGTACTTATATTTTCTTACCTGAAAACAAAGTTATATTAGATTTTATTCCTAACCCTCTTAAATCAGGACCAAGATTTGTCGTTGCAAAGAGATTTGCATTCGACCAAATGCAAGGCCAGTTCCATCATGTGATTGGACTTATGGCTAATATGGCAAAGATAAATGTTCTATCTGTCATTGCAATGGAAGATGCTGTGTTTACAGAAACCAACATCATCGGTGAGATAGAAAGTGGACAATATAAGAAAGGAAGATTATCTGTAAACTATTTAACTCCTGGTAGTCAAGTAGTGAAACCAGTAAACAATCTACCTTATCAGTTGTTCCAACAGATAGATAGACTAGAAAGACATCTAAGATTAGGTTCTGCGTATCCTGTATCTGATGATGGTCAAAGCCCTAATGCATTTGTAACTGGTAGAGGCCTAGAAGAATTAGGTCAATCTGCTTCATTGCATGTAAGAGAATATCAAACAATTCTTAAAGATGCATTAGAACAAATAGATACTAAGAGATTAGAGTGGGATGAAATAATGTATCCTCAAATGCGTAAACCTATTGCAGGTTATCGTAAAGGTACAGCATTCAAAGAGACTTATGTACCTAGTTCTGATATTGCTGAACAATATAAAACAAGAAGAATTTATGGTGTTATGGCAGGGTTCGATGAACCACAAAAGATTATTACTGGATTGCAGTTAAAGCAACAAGGTATTATCGATACACAAACACTACAAGAGAATATGGATGGATTAGATAACATATCTCAAATACAACATAGAATAAATTCTGAAAGAGCAGAGAATGTTTTATTTGAAAGTCTTATGGCACAAGCTGCACAAGGTAATCCTAAAGCAACTATGGCTGCTATTGAAATAAAGAAAAATCCTCAAAACATTAATAAAATTTTAGAAAAGTTCTATACTCCTGAAGGTGATGAAATGACACCTGAAGAAGAGGCCATTGCACAAGGACCACAAGGACCACAAGGACCTCCTCCAGGATTACAACAAGTTTTAGCACAAGTAGCAGCTCAACGAGGAGGTGGACAAGTTGGCTAACGAATTTGACCCAATGGCTGAAACAAACGCAGCTTTTATAGACATGATTAACCAAGAAGATTGGGATTTCAATTACGCAAGAGAAACCGAAATCTTCGATATGGATACAGAAGAAAATTTTTTTCCAGTCGTATATGAATATCACATGCCTGGACCAATGCCTGGAGTATTTGTAAAAATAAGTTTGGCAATGAGAGATGAACAACAAAAGCAAGAATTTTTACAATTTATATCTAGTATTACTGGATTTTTAAATGAAGAGGATGATAAGTATGGTTCGTAAATCAGCAGGTAAAAAAATAGCAGAAGAAGCACAAGATTTAAAAATAGACCCTGCAACAGCAGACTTGTATGTACCTAGAAAATCAGGCGACCCAACAGGGCAAAGTGAATTTATTAATACAGTACTTACACCAGGTTTAAGTGCAGAGACAAGTGGACCTGAAGCTGAAGCAGTGCAACAGAATGTAGCTGCAACTATGGGCAGGCCTATAAAATTAGGAGCACAAACTAGATTTCAAAGTGTAGATGTAGCACAAGGGTTAGCAACATCAGGTGCAAATGTACCTGGAAAACCTAAATTAGATGTAGAAAGTTATTGGATGGGATTAATGGAACAATTTAATGACCTTAT